AATACATCATTTTTATTAAATCCTCTTTTTGTAATAATATTAAATCTAACACCTATATTAATAATATATGCATTCTTAATGTTGATTGCATCTGTTACCATTCTATATTGTGATAGATAAATTTTTAAATTTTCTTTTACTGCTCTATTTACAGCAATAAGTTTTTTATTTGCATCATATCCAAGAACATACATATTTAATGCCAATGGATTTGGATTAATACTTACATTTTCATTTTCTACTACTTCACCAGTAACACTATCTACATATGTTTCAGTAGCCTTTTCTAATTGTTCATCTTGAACAATAAATGCTTTTGCAATATTACCATATTTTTGTGGTAATGAATATATTCTTGTAATATAATCTTTTTGTGTTACTGAACGACCTTGTGCATTAAATATAGATGCTGCATTTAAACGAATAGATTCTATTGGTTCCTCACCACTACCACCTGATGCAGGTTTTGGGTTTGTAAAAGATAAACTTTCTTCTGCAGTTTGTTTTTTTGTTGAATCTAAATTATCACCTGTAATTGTAAAAGTTACATCACTTGAATTTGTGATGGTATTAGAAATTACATTATGTTCAACATCTCCACCATGATTATATTTTACGGTTAAAGTTGTATTACTTGGTGCAAGACCAAAAGTTTTTGTTTTTAAAAAATTACTTGGGTCAAATGTTTCATCTATCTTTGAAACACCTACTCCTAAAGAAGAACCAACACTATCTGGATTTGGTATTATTTCTTCATCAGGATTATCTGATATACCAGCACCAAACAATAATTCTGTTTTTAAATCTGTTCCTCTAATATTTGTTGAAAATCTTTTTGAAGTTTTAATTAATTTTAATAGATAAGGTGTATCGTTTGCATATTGTGCAAGGTTTGGGTCATTGGTTGTAGAATTTTCTTCATCTTCATATACGGTATCTTGTGCAAGATAAGGAACTTGATACCAATTATTACCATTACTATCTGTTACAGAAATAACCTCAGTTACATTAGGTTCAGATAAAACAATTTTGTCAAACTTTTTTGCAGAAGTAAATGTAAATGTTTCTGATTTTCTTTGACCACTTTTTACGAGAGCCTTTTTAGTTAATTTAAATTCTGTTGGAACATTACCACTTGATGGTTCCAATGCCTCTTTAACAAGTGGGTCTAATGAACTTGACACTTTAAAGTTAACATCATCCAACATAGTAAAATCAACACCACTTGTTGATGATACAACACTATTAGAACTCATTATACCAGCATAACTTAAATCAGGAATATACTCATCCGATGCATTTACCTTTGCAGGAACATTCATTGATACTTCTATCTCTGCAGTTGCAGGTGAAGCTGTTTTTGGTTTGTATCCTAAAGATTGTGCAATATCATAAATATTCTTTTTCTCTTCTGCTTGTAAAATTAATGTTTCTCTAAATTGATTATCCACATAAAAATTTAATACATCACCAACATATGCTGCCATCTCTATGAACATCATACCTGGGTCTGATTCATTAAAGTCATTATATGTATTTGGAAAATATGATTTTGCAAACTCAATAATATTCTGTCTTATTGTTGAGAAATCTCTTCCAAGATAATTTACTTCTTTTTTAACTACTTTTTTATTTGTTCCATAATCAGACATTTTTATGCTCCAACACTTCTATTAAAATTGAATGTTATATTTTCTAAAGATTCTTTTTCAGTCTCTATAAAGTATTCTAATTGTATTTGTACCAAATTAGGATTACTTGCATCTTGAACCACGAATATATTATTAACATTAACATAAGGTAACCAATTTTCAATTGCATCTCTGATAGTTTCCTCTATCTTATTATCAAAGTCGTCTACGATTGGTTCAAATAATAAATTTGTTAGTTCCGAACCAAATTCTGGTTGGAAAGGTCTTTCACCTTTTGATGTTAACAACAAATTTCTAAGATTTGATTTAGTTTGCTCTAATAAAGTTTTACTTTGGTTAAAAGTAGAAAAAAGATTACTCGTCATTGGAAATCTTAATCCGACAAACTTGTCAGGATTTTTATCTGTTGCTCTTACACCCATTTATTATTTTTTTCCCTTGAATTTATCATGATTTATTAAGTCACTATAGTCACGAGTCAATGCATTCTTTAATGAATCTGGTAATTGTTCTGAAGTAACTCCTGCCTCTTTCATAGTTTGAACTGCTGCTATTTCTCTTTGAACTTTTTTATCACCACCTGCTACGAGACCATCTCCATAACCTAACAACTCTGCTGCTCGTGATGAATCAAATGTTCCATTACCCATTGTAGGCCATTCAGAATCTTCTGATTCACCTTGACTTAAACCTATAGTTTCATTTAACACTTCATTTAATGGCTCATTTTTTGTAAACTGAACCTTTTCCTTTTTCTCAATAGGTTTGATTTTTTCCACATTTTTTATGGTTTCTTTTGCGAGAGACTTAAGAGATTGTTTGTTCTCCTTTATAAATATCTCATTGACTTGTTTTTTAACTTCTTTACGAACTACTAATTCTATTATTTTTATTAGTTCTGTTTTTTTCATGTTATTACTCCTTTATGTAACCGTGTATACCCCACTAAATGTTGCACCACTACTTGTATTAGTAAATATCACCGTATCTAAATGTTCTTTAAAATAATTACCCATATTATTTAAAAATCCATCTAATGTATTAGATTCCCATGTTGATGTGGGTGGTGTTCCACCAGCAGTTACAAATACACCATTAGTTAATGCCGTCCAATATAAAACTAATCCTGCACCAACACCATCAAGTAATACTGATACTGATTGTGATTGTAATCCTGCTTTCATTGGTGTTAATATTAAATCTTTATTTCCTGTTTGCATATTATATGCACCACCACCACTTGTTATAGTATTGTGATATTCATCCACAATAAACTCTGCACATTCATCAGTTGTTTCAAAAAACTGACCATTGTTCATTTTACTTCTATAATTATCTTGTAATGTATCAAATGACATTACTTATCAATTCTATGTTTATCACTTAATGCATCTTTCACTGCACTCATAGCACTTGTTACTGCACTCCAATTAGGTGCTGCACTTACAGGTCCTGGTGTTGGGCCTGTTGGTGTTGGTATACCAGTCACTCCACCAATTGCAGTAACCAATGCATCTAACTTATCATATAGTATTTGTCCCAACACTTGTGGTTCAGTTCCACTATCATCACCTATCTTAACTTCAGGTGATTCCATTACAATTTTATTAACTGCACCTATTGAAACATTATCACTTGAATATAATCCAATACTATCTGTTCGTGTAGTAAAAATTATTCTATCACTACGAACTTGTATTTGTGACTTATCATAATCAAGTGAGTCTTGTATTACTTTAGATGTTATTGGTAGTTCTAAGTTTACTTTTTCATTATAAGTCATATTAATAGAACTCAAATCTTCTTTAATAGACTCAACTGCTAAATTATCATTTACAAATCCTGATACACCATTTGTTATTTTTATACTTGGTGATGTTTCTTGTTCATCAATTTGGTTACTACCTAATCTAATCATATTACCAAATCGTCCATTAAGAATTGTATCACCCTCAAACATAACAGGTCGTTTTACATCTTTATCTGCTGTATAATAAAAACCAGGTTTATACTTATCTGAATTTACCATTGGTGACCTATCCCAAGTAAAGTCAGTTTGTTTTACATTTGCATTTTTATTTGTTAAATTACTAATACCTGGTCTTGCCATATTAGTTGGTGAATTATTTAAATGAACAAATCCTAAATAATATCTTTCACCATTATCAACATATCCATATACAACTTCACCTGCTACAGGTATTCTTTGTATATCTGGCATCAATGGTCTAAACCAACTACAACTACTTATATTTACATTATCTTCTGAAAGTAAAAATCTACCTTTTATACCACCATAATAAGTATAGTCAGGTTCCCCATCTATTTTTCTTCGTGGTAAATCTTCTTCTTGTAAACAAACATTCAATACTTCAACTGGTTCTAATTCATAAAATAAGTCACTATCTTGATTTAATTTATTTATAAGATTTTGACTTTGTGCTGTTACTAAACCAGTTTTATCTTTACCAACACCAGGTGATGTAGTTTGTTTAACTTTTAATGTTACTGGTTC